CCGCCGTTTCTTCCGTAACTGTTTCGGGACGCCCGTCATTACCCGGTACCGCATCATCCGCCAGGTCTATATTCTCAAATCGCGGGTCGTCGGGATGGTACCACACTTTAATCATTTGACGGATTTCATACTCCAGCTTCTCACGGGTATGCGGCTTTTCTCCTTGTCGGGCAAGGCGGGCGGCAACAAAACCTTTATATCCGGAACGGGTAAGGATATTCACACCGGTACTGTAGTCCCGTTTCTGCGAGTTCAGCCATTTTATGCCGTCCCTGCGTGCCTCAATGTAGCTCTTTGTAATCTTTGACATTGTACGTTGATTTTTAATGATATGCAAAGCTATTGCGATTTTTGTTGCCAGGATAGGACAAAACAGAATGTCCGTCTCTCGGAAAGAATCCGGAGACGGACATAAACAAATTACTAAATGAAGAAACGAGAAATTTAGCCGCCAGGTGCAGCCTTTACAGTAAGAATGTCTTCCATATCACCCTCGTACACGCACTTGACGGGGGTAGCGAAAGTATAGTGAAGCGTACTTTGATTACGTCCGCTACTGCCGGTTCCTGTGGTAGCTCCATCTCCGGATGCACGCATGGAACCGCGTCTTTTGTCACCCATCAGGTAGTTCGTGCCGTTGTTGTCGGTCACGATAAAGAACATCTTGCGGCCTTTGGTCGCATTCTCGAAACCGAATACTTTCTTTCGCATCTTGGGAGAAATGATATTCAGGTCCATCAGTGACGACTCGCCACCGGTTTCTCCCTGGTCGGTAATCTTGAATTCCGCCAGGTCGTCCGTGAAGTCCATCCTGTAAGCCCGTCGGCCTTCCTTCATGACAAGGTCACCAACCAGCGCGCCGGCTTCCTCAAGCGAAAGCGGGGATTCCGTCTTTTTAGGATAGTCCGGCCATGTGGCTACATCCTCATGATAACCGAAGATAACGGACGGTACGATTCCCCCCATGTTACCCTGGCTGTTACAGTCCATTGCCTCATTGATATCATCAAGGGCAATACATAATTTAGGGTCTACTTCTGCCATAATCACAGGATTTATTCAGATTTAACAACATAGGTGCCCGTCACTTTTTCCACCTTGCCCGCAGCGGGTGTCTTCTTCTGCACGGCAGGAGTGGTATATCCGGCAGCTTCCAGGAACTCGACGGTATATTCCTTACCACCGGGAACAGCCACATACGTACCGGAATCACGCCAAATTTCCTCGCCTTGAATACGCCACTTTCCACCGTTGTTGGCCGCTTCATCCGGCGCAATGGTCACCTCAATGTATCCGAACGGATTGGTTCCTTCAGGATCCACCGGACGGTCATTGACGCAGAACTCAGACTTGTGTACGGATACGAACTGGAAACCAATCAGATACTTCCCGGCAGCATCGAACGTATAGGGGTTACCCGACATGAACGGCTTGATGGACTTGAAGTCGCTTTCCTTATCAAAACCGTAGCATACGTTCTCCTTGGTGGTCAGCATGACGAACTGGCTGCCGTCGGGAAGATTCGGAACACGTACCAGCTCGCAACGGTTGTTGGAGCCGAGAAGATGCTGCGTATCAGAAGTGTCTTCCTTAAGTCCGATAACGATGGTACCCTCATCTTTGCGCCAGTCGTCGTACATGTCACCCAAATCATCGGAAATGAACATCTTAATGTTCTTCTTGCGCTTGAAGGTACGCGGCATGTAACGCCACATTTCCAGCAGTTTCTCTCCGATATTGGCACGTGTCAACTCGCCGGTGGTATAAACGTTACCCTCAGCGCTGGAGATGTCTCCGACTGCCTCGCCTTCGGTGATGATGGTACCGATACCATCGAAAGAGTCCTGAATATCCGTCTTTTCTTCATCAGCACTGTATTTTGCCGTGAAAATGGCAAACAGCAGGTCATTGGACGCCAGTTCGTGTCCGTGGTTGATCAGCCACAGTTCGAACGGATGTTCCTTGCGGAGTGTACCGGGAACTTCGGCGATATAGGTACGGCGGTAACGTTCCGGCTCATCAGACATCTCCATCACAACGGGACGCACTACCAGGCGGCGGGGAACAATCTTGCCCAGGTACTTGCCGGCCGTGAACTTACCGGTATATTTGCCGGAGATGCTTCCGCCCTCCACCTTGCCCAGTTCAAGGGAATCGGTAATGCCCGGTACCGGAGTGAAATGTTTCAAGACTTCCGAAGCATCGAGCTTGTCGACCGCCTTCAGGATGTCCTTGTGTTTTTTTACCGCGGTCAGAACGGCGGTAATGTCAATAGGTGCTTTAAAATCCATAAATAGAAAAGTTTAGATGTTATTCATTCTCAAAACTGTTGATAGGGTCTGTAGCAATGTCCGCGAACCTGTTGTCTTCGTTCGCTTCCTGATGGCTGACCGTACCCGTTCCCGGTATCCGGGTGACAATGTCACGGATAACCTGTACCTTCGCCTTGTTGTCAGCGGCATTCTTGACACTGTCACTCAGGCTATCAAGGTCATTTACAACTGCTGTCAGACTGTCTTCGGCTGTTTCCTTAGCGGT